CCCAAACAGCAGATAGATCTATATCAGATCTTTTGTTTAGAACAAAAGGTGGAGAATATGATCCTTTAAAAATTTCTGCACTAGCTGGAGGTATACCTCTTGCATTAGGTGCATTCAATCAAGCACCTGTAGATGTTTATCAACCTACATACAATCTTGCTTATGGAGAATTTGCACAAAAAAGACCAAACTTTAAATATATAGATGCAACAACAGGACAAGAAAAAGAATATGAAAAAGTTTACATACCAGAATCAGATCCTGCAAACAAAGGTGACTTAAGAATGGGTCCTTACGCAATGAGTAAAACAAGACTTAGAACTGGTGGACTTGCAGAAATAAAAAAATTTAATGAAGGTGGTATAAACTATCTTCCATCAAAAATGACTCACGATGAAAACGATGCTAATAATTATATAAGAGCATCGGGTTATGTCGAGGACGGAGCAGGAGTAGGTGATAAAGACGAGGATACAATGTTAGCTCAATTAGCAGACGGAGAGTTTGTAACAAGAGCAGATGGAGTATTAGGTGCTGGAATCATTGCTG